CCACTACACGCGAACAGTCTAAGGAGACAAAATGGCAACAACAGTCATAACAGGTCGCGACCTCTCGCTAACAATCGACAGCAAGGCGTACGATGCTCAGGTTACTAGCGCGACATTAAAGACCGATCTTGAACGCAACACATACGAAACTATCGATGGCAAAATTTTCTTTGCTCTTGATACAGTCGCAACACTCTCTATCACAATGCTTGCAGATTGGGGAGCTTCAACAGGATCAGCATATTCTATTTGTGAACTCTTGTGGTCGGCAGCTTCAAGCGCTCCAAACACAGCTTTGACATATACTTTCACTGCTGCAACTGGAGCGGTATTTACTGGTTCGGTTTATCCTTCATTTCCGGAAGCCTCTGGAACTGGAAAAGATGCTCAAACCGTAACATTCACATTACAGGGAACAGCAAAGCCAACCCTAACAATTTCCTAATCTAACTAACGGGAGCAAAGATGAAGAAAGCAATCACAATTACATATCAGTCGGGGGATCAGGCTACTTATGTAGCCTATCCACCTGATTTTGCTAAATGGGAACTAGCATCAAAAAAATCAATCTCAGAATTCTCTGGAATGTGGGACATTTTATTTGTTGCGCATAGTGCCATGAAACGAGAAGCTGCTGGTCAGCCAGTTAAGCCGCTCGAAGCATGGATGGAAAGCATTGAAAATATCGATGTGGACTCCGATAGCCCAAAAGCCATAGCCGCGGAAGTATCAGCAGACTCATAGTCGAGTTAGCCATCGCGACTCATATTCCGATGAGGGAGTGGGTTTCAATGGAAGATATTTTGACGGCGATAGAAATTTTAGAGGAGCGCAATGAATCAGCAAGAGGTTGATGCTTACAATCGGAAAGAAATCCGAGAAGTAATCAAAGCCTTCAAAGCTATGGATGAAAAAGCGGTCGAACAAGCCAAAAAGGTTTCAGGTGCGCTTGCCGATTATGCACTTGGCAAAATTCAACAAGCTGCTGGAACTAGAACCGTAGCAACTCAAGTAGCAATAAGAATTGCTCAAGGCGGAAAAGTTTCAAAGACTTCCAAAGTCGGAGAAATTAGCCTCGGATTTGCATCTCAAAAGTTTTCGGGTGGAGCGGATACTAAGCGCTTATGGGCCGGCATGGAATTCGGTTCAAATAGATACAAACAATTTCCGGCGCGCACGCCACGTTATCGACAAGGAAATTACGGTTATTTTATCTATCCAACATTGAAGGCTGCACAGCCACATATTATCAATGAATGGCAAAATGCATTTTCGACGATTCTTGAGGAGTTCTAATGGCTGGAGATAGCAGAACCCTTAAACTTGCAATTTTGGGTGAAGTTAAAGACCTAAGTGCAAGCCTAAATCAAGGCGCCAATGAAGTAAATTCATTTGGCGATAAGATTACAAAATTTGGAAAAATAGCTGGAGCAGCATTTGCTGCTGCTGGCATTGCTGCCGCAGCCTACGCTGGCAAATTAGCCATCGACGGCGTAAAGTCAGCCATCGAGGATGAGGCCGCTCAATTACGGTTAGCGACCTCGATTAAAAACGTTACAGGCGCTACAGACGCCCAGATTAAATCAACCGAAGATTACATTACCAAAACTCAGTTGGCTTATGGAGTGAATGATAATGAACTTCGTCCATCATTGGATCGGTTGGTTCGAAGCACCAAAGATGTCGAAGAAGCTCAAAAACTTCAAACTCTCGCCCTCAACATTGCAGCTGGAACTGGTAAATCGCTCCAGGTTGTGAGCGAAGCTTTGGCGAAAGCCCATGATGGAACATTTACTGCACTTAAAAAATTGGGTGGCGGTATAGATGAAAATATCATCAAATCCAAAGATTTTGAAGCTGCTACTGCTTCTCTAGCCAATACTTTCGAAGGTCAGGCTTCAAAGCAAGCCGATACATTTGATGGCAAAATGCGCAGACTTAAAGAGGCTATTGGCGAAGGAAAAGAATCCATTGGTGGCTTCATTCTTAATGCAGTTACTCCAATGGTCAGCACAATCGTTGATAAAGTAGTTCCGGCAATTCAGTCATTTATTGAATCAATTGGCGGCAAAGAAGGTATTGGCTCAGCCATGAAAACCTTTATCGATGCTGCAAAATCCATATTTATTCCAATTTTTGAAGGTATTAAATTCGCTTTTGATAAGATCAAAACAGCAGTTGATGACAACAAAGAATCATTTGCAGCGCTAGTTACATTCCTGACTAAATATGCCGCACCGTTTTTTGGTGCAACGCTAAAGGTAGCGATTGAAGGTATAGGAATAGCCATTTCGGTAGTTGTCGATGCTATAGGCGCTCTCATTAGTGGATTCAGAACTTTGATTTCAGTGGGATCGAAAATTGGTGGTGCTATCGGCGGTTTATTTGGTGGCGGTAAAGCTACGGGTGGATCAGTTTCAAGTGGTACGACTTATCTGGTCGGTGAGCAAGGTCCGGAATTATTTACTCCATCTGGAAATGGAACTATCATTCCAAATGGCGCATTGGGCGGTAATGGTGGAAGCATAATCAATATAACTGTCAATGGTGCTGTCGATGCCATTTCTACGGCTCGCCAAATTGCCAGCATCCTAAACAGAGAAGCGACCTTATCGGGTAACTTCAAAAAGGTTGGTTCGTCTCTCCTAGTTGGTGCTTAATGGCTTGGAGTCCTCAACCTACTATTACGGTCAATGGAGTTACTCGTAACAGCGTAACTTTGACTGACGTTCAAATCTCATACGGCAGATCGAGCGTATGGGAACAAGCTCGCGCTGGTTATGCTCGCATTTCTATCATAAATAACAATTCGACGGATTTTTCGTTCGACATGAATCAGACGATTACGATTAAAGTCAAAAATGTAGCTGGAACAGATGTAACGGTTTTCACAGGAAAAATAACATCGATTGATAATGTTTTGGCTGGCTCGGGATCGATTGGAAGTTCTGTCGTTCAAACTATTACGGCTGTCGGTCCATTCTCGCAAATGTCCAGGAAAATCATTGGGGATACTGCCTGGGCTCGAGAATTTGATACCGACAGAATGACTCGCATTTTTAACGATGCAGGACAAACGATCGACATTGTTGATACACCCGCAATTTATGAATTTACAAATAGAAGCGCGAATAGCGCCGATGCCTATACGCTTGCTGCAACCTATGCAGCTCAAGCCAATGGCTATATTTATGAAACTTCGTCCGGAACTGTCGGTTTTGCTAATGAATCTCGTAGATTTATTGATCAACGCGACAACGGCTATACGGTCATTCCAAATAATTATATTTTATGGGGTTCAGTAAGCTCACAAAAGACTCTAGCGGATATTGTTAATGCCATTACAATCACATCAGCCTCTTCCAGCAAAACATCATCAGATACGACTTCTCAAGCCACTTACGGCATTGTTGCTGGATCGATCGCCACAGAACTTTATAATGCTGCCGATGCTCAAATACAGGCAGATCGCTATATTACTCTTAGGGCTTATCCTAGAACATCTTTGAGCTCATTTACGATACCAATCAACAATCCAAACGTCTCTGATACAAATAGGGATAAATTTATTAATATGGCGGTGGGAAAACCTATACAAATTACTAGCCTTCCGACTGGCATAAAAAATACAACTTATAGGGGTTTCGTTGAAGGTTACTCATTTTCAATAAATCGTTTTGAAATGGTAATGAATCTAATCACTACCGATTACACCTATTCGATCACCCCGACCCGCTGGCAGGATGTCCAGGCATCGCTTCAATGGTCAGGAGTCGGGGCTACGGTACAATGGGCTACTTATGATGATATCTAGGAGATCAAATGGCAACTAGCACGAACTATGCATGGACTGAGCCTGACAATACGGCTTATGTAAAAGATGGGGCACTTGCCATGCGTACCCTCGGAAACGCTATCGATGTAACCGTCAATAAAATTGAGAATTTTCAAGGCATTATCGTCCATCCATTTCTACTCATGGGAGCATAATCAATGGCTACAACAACCTATAAAATCCTTGGGCAATCTGCTCCATCATCTACCGCTAACGTTGATATGATCACCGTTGGCGCCTCTAAATCTCATATTATTTCAACCTTAAACATTGCGAACGTTACAACTACAGCTGCAACGGCTCGAGTTTATGCTCGTATCGCGGGTGCGGCAGCAGCGGTCGGAAATGCGATACTTTACGATGTATCTATTCCGGCTAACTCAGCAGCTTCATTTACCATCGGTATTACACTGGCTGCGACGGATGTTTTGACAGTTCAAACTGGAACATCTAACGCTTTGACTTTTACCGCTTTTGGAACGGAATTGGCATAATGGCTCAAACAATTTATCCAAGCGTTCAAAAGACTCGTCGCGTCGCTACCCTAACTTCCGGAACATCATGGACGGTTCCAGCAGGAGTTTTATACATAAATGCGACTCTAGTGGGCGGTGGCGGTGGCGGTGGCGGACAAAACGCGACTGGTTTTGCTGGCGGAAAAGATGGATTGCCAGGATCGACAATAGAATCAACTGTTACTACAACACCAGGTGCCGCAATCACTTATGCGATTGGTGCGGGCGGTACAGCTGGAACTGGAAGTACGCGCGGCGGAACTGGTGGAACTACTACATTTACTGGAGCGACATCTGCATCAGGTGGCGTAGGCGGTGGGTCTGCTGATGGCAATAACTATGTTGGTGGAACTGGCACTGTTTCTAGAGCTTCAAATCAAGGGTCAGGCGCTTTGAATCCAAATGCTTCGACAAATGGCGGTGTTGGCGGTTCAGGCTTCATCATTATCGAATACTGGGTGTAATTATGTGGGCAATAATTCAAAATAATAAAGTTATAAATGTTGTCGTGGATATTGATCAAAAAGATATAAAGAAAAATCCCGAAAAATATGTTGATTATTCAAATGGTTGGGATTTTAATAATGGCATCGATGGCGGAGATTTTTTTCCAAAGGATATAAATGAAACCGCAGCTTTGTAAGGCTGGAATTCAGCTTAGAAAGCAATTCGATGATTCCTTCCCAGATCGAGATCGTACTTCCGATGGCTGGATCGCGGATGCCAGACATCTTGCAGCGGGTACTAGCGATCACATTGCTGATTCAATCACTGGGATCGTCCACGCAATCGATGTGGATCGAGATGTATCTGGTAAAACAAAACCCGACCTCATGCCCGATATTGCTGATCAGATTCGTATCCTGGCAAAAACTGACAAACGCATCAAATACATCATTTTCCAGGGTCAAATTGCCAGTCCAAAATCATTATGGCGTTGGAGACCGTATTCGGGGATCAATAAGCATGACCATCATTGCCATATATCTTTCACTGAAAAGGGCGATCAAGACGGTTCGTTCTTCAATGTCCCACTACTAGGAGCAATTAAATGAGTATGAAAAATCCAATGGTTCTATCAATCGGCGCGTTTTTAGCCGTATGGGGTACAACATCTAATTTCTCATTAGATTATCGCGCCATTCTTGGATCGATCGTTGCCGGAATCTTCGGATATGCGACACCAAAACGATGACTCAGAGCGATTTCTTCAATCTTTATATTGCCACACTTGCGGTAGTGGGTGGATTGGCTGGTTATGTGATCACGCACTTGCTGTCGGAAATTAAACGTCTAAATACGCGTGTCGATGAGATTTACAACATACTTTTAGAGCGATAATTTTTCCATGCCAAGAAAACGGGTTATCGATCTTGAAGATTATTCGATGCTTGAGACCTATTGCATCGGATTAAACGAATACTGGAAAAGTTTAAAAAAGGCTGGATTTGCAGATGATATTGCTTTATGTCTGCTGCTTGAGCCACTGACTTATCCTGCAACGATACTTCCTGCGCCAAATTGGTTGCCAAACTTTCCCGACTCCATCCCCTATGACGATGATGATGAGGATTAAATATGAAGCGCACCGTGATTGTGTCCGATATGCAGATACCATTTCACGATCGAGTAGCTACTAAAAACCTAATTTCATTTATTAGCCGTTGGAAGCCCGACGAAGTAGTGACCATAGGCGATGAAATTGATTTCAATACCATTTCAAAATGGAGTGAGGGAACTCCCGAAGCCTATGAACAAACTCTTGGAACGGATCGCGACGAAGCTGTTCAAATACTTTATGATTTACAAGTAGATCACATGATTAGGTCGAATCACACTGATCGCCTTTATACCCAGATCATGCGCAAAATTCCTTCGTTTTTATCATTGCCGGAACTTCGTTTTGAAAAATTTATGAAATTGGATGAATTGGGGATCACCTTTCATCGTAAACCGTATGCCATTGCTCCTGGTTGGGTAGCAGTTCATGGAGACCATACGCCAATTAAGGGTATTGGTGGTCAATCGGCTCTTGAAGCTGCTCGACGGATGGGCAAAAACGTGATTTCGGGACATACTCACAGAGCGGGTCTGGCATCCTTCTCAGAAGCCGTAGGCGGGCGTTTGGGGCGTGTTTTAACTGGGGTTGAAGTAGGAAACCTCATGGACTTCAAAAAGGCTTTATATACCAAGGGAACGGCTAATTGGCAGCAAGCCTTTGCGATCATGTATCAACAAGGAAATAAGGTTTCAGTAAGCATTATTCACATAGAAAAAGACGGAACATTCATCGTCGAAGGCAAAATTTATGGACGATCTCGATAACGATATAAAACGCTCCATTGATGATGCCGTAGATGAAGTGGAATTGTTACCGTTTCGTTATCAAAATTGGCAGAAAACTGTCGGCTAGTCATGCCATGCTTATCCTAAGTCAGAAAGTCTGGCAAAAGGGAGCGAAATGAGTTTATTACAGCTAATGATCATTGCTTTATCTTTTACAACCTGGTTCATTGGATATAAAACTGGTCATCGAGACGGTTATTTAACTGGTCGCAAAGCCATCCGTAAGCACTACGAAGCCATCGAGAAGGTTCGAGCATGAACGCCCGTGATTATCTCAACGAAGCCAGAGCTACGATACAAGATCGTGGTCTCGAATATGGTCATCCATCAGACAATATGGCAAGAACGGCATCCCTCTGGTCAAGTTATTTGGAAATGCCGATTACTGATTATCAGGTCGCAGCGTGTATGGCGCTCGTCAAAATAGCCCGATCTATGGAATCAGCAAAAGTAGATACTTACGTCGATGCGGTGGCTTATTTAGCCATTGCCGGACAATTACACACTGAGGAGAATGAACTTTATGTATAAACAAGAAGATTATGAAAATGTTGCATCTTTAAATGTATGGTTTATTGAAAATTATCCAATGGGGCGATCGGATATTACTCCGCTTTATCATGATCCTGAAAAGGGTCTTATTACTGTCAAAGCATCCGTTTGGCGCGATGCAAATGATCCTCATCCAGCAGCTACAAATATCGCTAATGGAGTGCGTGATCTATACATTAAAAATATGCAACGGTTTTATGCTGAGGATGTAGCTACTTCGGCGCTTGGCAGAGCAATTCTCTTATTAAAGGGCGGTAAAACTGCCACAGCAGACGATATGGAAAAAGTGTTTCCAATAGATTCGAGAAGTTTCAATGAAAAACTGGCTGAAAAAATAACTGTCCAAGTTGAGGATGATCCGTGGATTGTCAAAACTGTCGAACCTACTTCTACTGCAGCCGATGCCGTTGCGCTCGTCCAGGAAGTTTTAGGAGCGACAAAAATCGATAAAGACATTCCTCATTGCAAGCATGGTGAACGACTTTGGCGCACCGGCAATAAAAATGGCAAAGCATGGGCAAATATGAGCTGTCCAGTTCAACCTAAACGACAAGAAACATGGGCAGATGTCGATAAATGC